CCTGCACAGCAGGCGACTCGGGTGCCGTGGCGATCCCCACAACATGCTCCGCAAACAGCTTTGCCGAGGTTGACGTAACCACATCACGGTTATCGGTCTCGAACTCAAAGAACGCGTCAAACTCGCGCTCGATTAGGGTTTTCATGTTTGTCATTTTTGATTCTCCTTCGTTATTTGCGCTGGTCATCACCGCCCACTGCTCCCAAGCCCATTTACCCCGCGTTCACTCTCCCCCAGCTCGTCCACTTCGACGCAACTCCAAAGCTCCACGCGCTGAATGAGCATCTGTGCGATGCGGTCGCCGGGTTTGATCTCCACGTCCTCATGCCCCAAGTTGATCAGCGAAACCATGACCTCTCCCGAGTACCCTGAGTCAACGACACCCGCCAGCACGTCCACGCCGTGTTTTGCGGCCATTCCGGACCTAGGCCACACCAACCCTACATGCCCATGCGGGATCGCCGTGTGGACGCCTGTAGGCAGCACAGCGTGCACTCCGGGCTTGAGGGTGGCAGGCTCCACTGCATAAATATCCATCCCTGCATCCGCAGCGTGCTTGCGGGTCGGCAGCCTGGCTCGGGGGTGGGATAGGCGGACGGGGAGCGGCCCCGACTGATGCCCCAGTGCCACGCGGATTCCCCGACTGGCGTTTCCACCGCCAAGCGCCTTGAGAGCCTCATAATCTTCCGGCTCGATGTAGAAGTTTCGTTTCTTTCTCAATGTGATCTCCTTGGCTTTTGTGTTGACGTGTAGTGATTGTAGGTAGGGTTAGTCGGGAATGCAAGGCTTTTCCGTTTTTCCGTTTTTTTCCGCTCAGTGGAAAAAGAGAATGATAATCATTATCACATATAAGTAATTGATTTATATATATATCTCTTATTATATATACTATAAGTATTATCTTTTTTCCTTTTTTCCACTTTTTTTGTATCAGGCACAAAAAAGCCCCTAAAGGGTCTTTTAGGGGCTTCGGTCGTTTTTTCTCGGAAAATGGAAAAAGTGTTGCGTTTCAACTACTTAAGTGTTTTTTCGCCCAGAAAAGGCTGGAAAACGGAAAATCTTTTTTTGTTATCGGGCCACTACTTTGCTGCCCTCATCCGATAGTAGTCCAGACGCCACCATCGCGTCAACCAATTCCATCAGCGACTCCCGCGTAACGCCCTTACGCTTGAGCTTGTGATACAGGGTAGACTTGTAGACCGGTTCCTGAGCTAAGGACAGCACCCGCGCCTGCAGGCCGTCTGACAGCTGCTCCACGGTGTTTGCGTCCCGACCCTCGACGTACCGTATCAATCGGATCTTCTCGTCAATGTCTCGCTTCACGAACGCCGCGGCCCACACTACATGGTCAACCGTGCGCACGCCGTGGTCAGCGATAGCCAGGATGGTGGAAATCTTGCTGATAAACTCGTAGGACCGCCGGCCCAACGCTTCATACCCTGTACGCTGCCGGTGCCACTCGGAAAACTCCCATTGCCAGTCCATAAGTGTTGACAGCATCTCCCGGGCCGGTGGCTCCGTGCGGATAACCCGAGGCTCACCGTAAAACTCGATGCGTCCCCCCTGACCGCTGTTACCTGTGGCCGCGATCCTGGCCAGATCGTACGTATACGGGAATTCGCACGGCGCATGTCGCGGGTTAGGTTTCGGGTTGCTGTCCCGCTCTTCAACGATGAATGCCCGGTTCAAAAAGCCGTTTTTGGCCAGCTCCACTGACAGGGCTGGCTCCAGCGACTCAAGCGTCGTAAAACCCAGCATAGACAGGAACGGCCTGGGCAGACCGCCACCGGACTGGATCAGCTCAATCAACGCCTTTAGGCGCTCGGCTTCGGCGTGCGCATACTGCGCCTTGGATTCCATGCCGGGCTTGCCGTCACAGTCTTCCACGGTCTTTTCAGCCTGAGCTGCACGCCGGAGCAGGTCCGCCAGCATGTCACGCCTCACGTCACCGGACACCGGGAGCACGTCTCCGGCCTTGGTGTAGATCTTCATGATCTCGCCGGTGACGCCTTCCAGGTAGGCCGCTCCACCGCGCTTTTTGGCGTTCTCGATGGTTTTTAGGATCTCGCCAATCTCGTCGGTGAGGTAGTTCGCGGACTGGTGTTCAATCAGGTTGCGGATCACTTCCTGCTTCGATTTAATATCGCCGTGGACCGTCGCGGCCATGCCACCTTGGCGCATAATCTCGAAGAATGACGACTGCAACGCCTCTTTTCCGGTGCCGGAACCGGCCACACAGAGCGCCATCAAGTTGGTGGTTACTCCCGTAATATCGTCGCGCCAGTGCAGGCCGGCCAGGTTGCCCACTGCCACAATAGCGGCAATGGACGCCAGCCGCTCTCTCGGATAAAAACACTGCCGGTCGATCCATTCGCATATATTTCCCACCAGGCCGGGTGGCCGGAGCGGGTCGCAATGGTCGATGCTGAACGGTAGCTCGTGGGACGGTCGGTCGCGATCCAGCTGTTGCGAATCTACCGGGAAAGTCACCGGGCGGGTGTAGCCGTACTGTTCCGCAAAGTGGATCAGCGTCCCCAGCGTGATGGGATTCGGCGTCTTGCCGAAGCTGTGCCACTTCTTTTCCATCTGGTGGGGGTTATGCTTTTTGCTGGTGGCTGACCACTCCTCCCACAGCAAGTAGCCATCGTCGCTCCCTTGGGTGGACTCGTGCAGCGCCATACCCACCGCCAGCCATTCGTCATAGTGCAGGTCGATATTCTTGTAGTAGGACAGCATGTCGCGCAGGTCGGCCAGGGTCACATCCACCTGCAGTCCGCCGACCGTGGCGCGGGTGTATTCCCGACGCTTGATGAGCGCGAGAAGATCGCCAGGGGCTGGCGCCACTTCTGTGGGAAACCCCTTCCCGCGCTCATAGTGGGCGCCGCTGGCATGCAGTGACCCGCAGCCCACCACGAACCCAGATGTTTTGAAATCAATGCCGGGGTATTCCGGCAGTTGCTGCACGAAAGACCCGGCGGGACGCGTAAAGTAAACGTGCCAGCCGCCACCACCGGTTTCCACAACAAACCCAGACTTGTCGCGAGGATCATGCCCGAGCGTTTCGCACAGTTTCGCGTAGCCATCTTTACCGCCATTGCGGGGGTCCACATCGATGACCAGATGGTCGTCGAGACACACACCGAAGCCGGTTTTTATGGTGTGCTCTAGCATGTTGTCTAACTGTTCATCGGACCAGCTCGGGGAGTGCTGCCACGCCTTAACGCGGGGATGTTTTCCCAGATTGGTGCATTTGGGGTCGCCGCATTCGCACCCTTCCGCGCCAAAGGAAAACAGTGGGAATACCCGAAACCCCGCTTCTACGTAGTCTTGTATTATTAGAAGTTCGTTCACTCGGACAGCTCCCGGTCAGCTTTCAATACGCCACCTGACTTGACCTCGATCTCATATTGCCGCGCCTGTGGCGGGCGTTCACCCCACCGGCTCACGTTGTGCGGCCATATGCCCAGCGCCGCGGATAACTCCTTGATGCCGCCGAAGTGGTCGATTGCTTCCTTAGTGGTCACGATTGCCCCCTGAATAAATGTTGATGCCAAGTGTTGACAACGATAACTCATGACGCTATCGTTTGCAACGTGGAGAGAGAAATAACGGCGGAGACTCCTGCCGCCTAACCCAATGAGGAACCATATATGAGTAGTCCACTTTCGCAGGTCCAAAAGCCTGCAGACCGCCCGGTCATTGCGACTATCACGGGCGATAGCGGTATGGGTAAGACCAGCCTCGCCGCCACCTTCCCCAAACCCATTGTCATCCGTGCAGAAGATGGATTGCAGGCTATCCCTGCTGATATCCGGCCTGACGCCTTCCCGGTTATCACCACCGTGGATGATGTGTGGGAGCAAATGACAGCGCTTATCAATGAGCAGCACGAGTACGAAACGCTCGTTATCGACAGCGTGACCGCACTTGAACGGCTGTTTATACAGCACGTTGTGGACAAAGATGAGCGTAAACCCAAATCCATTAACCAGGCGCTTGGCGGCTATGGCGCTGGACCATCTGCGGTGGCCACCCTGCATCAACGCGTTCGCAAGGCAGCAGGCATCCTGAACAGCCGTAAGGGAATGCACGTGGTATTTATTGCGCACGCCGATACGGAGACGATCGAGCTGCCGGACCAGGACCCCTACACCCGGTACAGCTTGCGCTTAGGAAAAAAGAGCGTGGCCCCCTACGTGGACGACAGCGATATCGTTGGATTCCTGAAATTGCAGACCTACACCCGCGGAGACGGCGAGCGCAAGAAGGCAATCAGCGACGGAACCCGTCTTCTGACCTGCCACGCGGTGGCGTCATCTGTGTCGAAAAACCGTTACGGCATCACCGAAGACTTGCCCTTTTCGGAAGGTGTCAACCCGTTCACCGGCATTGTGCCGACCCTTTAATCAGCAGGAGTAATAATCATGAGTTTTTGGAATCTGAGTGACAACAGCGCGCTGCAATCTGACGGCCAGTTTGAGGTGGGCGGGGGTGAGCCTATTCCGGCGAACACTGCGTTAAA